ATTCAAACGCTCCGCTCTCGTCCGTTTTCTGAATTGCAAAACCTAAATCCTTTACGTTAACAAATGCCATAGGCGTTTTTGCTTGTTTTACCAAATTAATCACTCCTAATTTTTAATAATAAAAAAGACAGCTCAAAGGCTGTCTAAATCTTCTCTATAAAATTTCATTCCGTATCGCTTTGCAAGACGGTATATACGTGTGTCCTTATCAAACTCATCTGGACCCGTGGTTTCTGAAAAACCGTTGTCATCAACTAATATCTTTCGAATTCTTTTGGCGACCAAATCCCTTGTTTCCTTGTTTTTAGACCAAATGTCCACTTGAACAAGGCTTTCCTCTGTTAAATAAATACCGTCTGCATAATCACCAATCTGATTTGTATCAATCGGATCAAACACAATGTAAGTTCCGCTAAAATCACCAGTGGGAGGGTATTTATAAAATTTAATCCGATTTCCTACATATTCGTTGATAACAGAATCAGCAATTAAAAGAGAATACATATAATCAAGCATTAAATCCCCCTCCTAATTGCATCTTTTATGACTTTGCGGTATTCGGCCTGTGCGTTGCGCATAGCTCTTGCGACAGCGCCTTTACCGGATGGGTTCGGGTTTTTAACCGTCCCCCATTCGTTAAGATGGATGATGCGATAACGGTTGTCTGGTCCGCGCCAGTGTATTTTAATTGTGCGAACACCCTTGACAACAATAATGTCTGATGCTGTTATCTCGTCGTGACTCGCACCAGTCTTTTTCCAACTAGAGAATTGGCGTTGTAGTTCTTTCACAAAAACATTAGCGCCTTTTTTTAATGCATCATCACTAATACGATTCATAGCAGACTTACCAAGGCGTTTTTCCAATTCGGCTATTAGTTGTGCTTCCCCTCTTACTTTGACACTCATTGTGTAGCCACCTTTGCGACAATATCAATAAAACGTCTGTCCTGCAGGTTAGGCTGAGAGGTGACGATGTTATATGCTAATCCTTTATAATCCACATCATCAATCTCTAAATAATGCATGTTGTTAGGTCTATAGTCAGCCTGTGGGTCGCGTATAGTGATAGTTAAATCCGATAACGTACCGTTGGATTTAGCAAGTTCGAGGTCTTTCAACCACACTCTGTCCACCTTACACATGCATTCATATAACACGCTCTTTGGTTTTTCTCCGGGTTCGGGGCCGTCGTTAGGCTCATATTCATAAAACGTCACAGGTGTACGTAATTGCCCGCTGTGTACTCGTGGTGGCTTATACTTAAAATCACGCATCAGTATCACTCTCCATTGGATACGCCATGTCAATCCCAAGTGCTGTGATATCACTTAAAAAGTTATTTTCAAAGTATTCCACAGCATCATTAAAAGCATATCGTGAGCGTTCCAAGACGAGTTCTTGACCTCTAATATCTATTTCAGAATCACCATCTAGTGAAAACTCACCGCACCTGCTAGACACATACACATAAGAAGAGGACAACAAGTCTTTTAATCTGTTGTCCTCCGCTTTATGCGATATAATCATTCTGTCTTTAAAACGTTTCAAAAATTCCTCTGATATCATGTTTATTCACCTTCTTCACCGTCTCCTGGATCCGGCTCTGGTTCCGGTTCCGGTTCAGTGAGCGTCAATACATGGGTGTCTGTGTAGTCACCATCATCTGTGGTTACAGTGGTTGTATATTCTCCTGCCGGCGTGCTTTCAGTCCATGTAATGTTTCCACTACCGCTTACCGCTAAACCGTCAGCATCCGGACTAATCGCATATGATACGGATTTATTTGTCGCATTGCTTGGTGATACAGTTGCGTTTAATTGACGATTCCCAGCCGCACCAGCATCTGCATTGGATGTCTTAGGTGATAATGTAATTCCCGTAACCGCAATTGGTAAAGTCGTAAATACAGGGATGTCCACTCTTTCGGATTCTCTGTCACCTTCAACTCTTACTGCTTGATATACTCCTGCTTCAATTTCTGTATTTGGTTCAACTCCAGTGATTTCAAGAGGGTTTTCACCCTCTGTTACCACTTCATCACCTCTATAAATTTTAAAAGGCATTCTAATCCTCCTTTACTTAAGATAAATTAATGACTGCCCCGTCAGTCGTTGGCGTGACATTATTAATATCGGGGGTTGTTACTCCCCCGACTCACCATCATCATTGGAGATGTCTACATCCAAATCATACAATTGCGCTGCATTGTTATCTTTCGGCTTACCTGTAGCAAACTGTTTTGCAATAAACAGGTCAGCATCTTCCAACGCTAATGTTTCAGTGTACCGTTTAACTTCAACGCCACCACCGATTGCTGCAACGTACTCATCTTTAACAAAGAACAGCGCTTTGCCTTTTGGAATAAACACAGATTCCGTCATAATCGGATTGAAAGGAAGATTAGTAGTGTAAACACCACTTGCAGTCTGTACCGTTGCATTTGCTTGAATATCAAACGTATCAAATGGATTAGTCACCATAACGATTTTCCCAGCTACGTTACGTGGACGTTCAGCTACAGAACCATCTGATTTCAAACGTTCAGCTAGTTTTTTTACAACGCCTTTAAGTTCATTTATGGTGGTGCGCCCAGGTTTAAAAGTAAGAGTACCCGCAGATTCTTTATCCGTAACAGCTCCATTATCGCCAACCTCTTTAAGTAACCCAATAGGTTCATTTTGAGATGGGCCTCCTCCCTCAACATAGCCACGCTCTAAACCGACAGTCATTGCTTCTGCAATGATAGTGCGCACATAACGTTCAACCCACGCAGGACCCAATTTAAGCATATCTTTTGCAATTGGTACAAATGCAGTTAATTTAAGCTGCTCGATTTTCTCTTTACGGAAAGTCGCATTTAACTGCCCTTTAATATCTCCAAATAATGGACCCCATACAGCTTGTCCAGTTGGATCATTGGAATAAATAAATTCCGTAACTGCTCCTAAATTTTGAATACCGATTGCAGATAGGAGAGGGTGATTATTTGTAATATCCTCAAAGATACGTTCCTGTGTAGTTTTTGGCAATGTGTCAGTATCTTTAAAGCCACCCTCTTCAATTACAGCATTGAAAAACTTCGATTCTTCGGATGTCAATACGTTCTGCCCGCGCTGAGACATAACCATAGCATCAGCATTTTGCATGTTTACTTCATTTAAAATCTGCCCGCGCANCGAGGACGTGGGCCGCCACAACGCCGTGGACGCCATCGCCGGCCGCATGTGGCTGGAGGACACGGGTGGCGGCGACAAGGTCTTCTACACCACCGGGCGCCTGACTTCCGAGATGGTCATCAAGGGTGCGCAGATGGGCATCCCGTTCCTGCTGTCGCGCTCGGGCGTCACGCAGATGGGCTACCAGATGGCGCAGCGGGTCAACCTGACGCTGTTCGCGCGCTGCACCGGACGGCATTTCCTGCTTTACACCGGGCGCGAGCGCTTCATCGCCGAGCCGGAGATGGCCGGCGTGGTCGGCCCGCGCGGGGAGCTGCCGCAGCCCGCGGAATCCGGCCGATAAGCCGCCGGCGCGCCGACCCGGCCGGCGTGGGTTTCCGTCACGGGTTTGGGGGTACAATCCGCGTTTTCGATCGCCGCCGGCCCGACAGCCACGATCAGGCCGTGACCAAATGGGGACAGTTTTCGCACCCGCGAAGCCTGCCCCCATTTGTTCATCACAGGCATCCCATGAGCATCAAATCCGACAAGTGGATCCGCCGCATGGCGGAGCAGCACGGCATGATCGAGCCGTTCGAGCCGGGACAGGTGCGCGAGTCAGAAGGCCGCCGCATCGTCTCCTACGGCACATCGAGCTACGGGTACGACATCCGCTGCGCCAACGAATTCAAGATTTTCACCAATATCAACAGCACCATCGTCGACCCGAAGAACTTCGACGAGAAGTCGTTCGTCGACTTCAAGGGCGACGTGTGCATCATCCCGCCGAACTCGTTCGCGCTGGCCCGCACGATGGAGTACTTCCGCATCCCGCGCACCGTGCTCACGGTGTGCCTGGGCAAGAGCACGTACGCCCGCTGCGGGATCATCGTCAACGTCACGCCGTTCGAGCCCGAGTGGGAAGGCTACGTGACGCTGGAGTTCTCCAACACCACGCCGCTGCCCGCCAAGATCTATGCCGGCGAGGGCTGCGCGCAGGTGCTGTTCTTCGAGAGNAAATCAAACAGAGAGCGGATATTATCTTCATAATGAAGAATTAGAATATCAATTTTTGTACCATGTATTACCGAAATTACAAAAACTAACCCAAGTTTATGCAACTACAGCAGTAAGAAATCGAATTTTTCGTAAAAACTGGAAGCCAAAAATTAAAGTTAAACATCGTAAAGAAAGGACGAATTGGCTTCATTTTACTTTTGATATGGATGGAATTCCACAGAGTGAAATAAAAGATGTATTAGAAGCATTGGAAGACAAACGAAAATACTACCGATTAAAAGACGGTACCTTGTTTTCTTTAGAAACGAAGGAAATGGAGGAAATCCAACGCTTTTTACGGCAAGCTCCGATTCAAGATGATGATCAATTAGAAAAAGGACTTGACGTTCCAATCGTTCAAGGTTTGCGACTTTTAGATACGGTAGAAAGTGATGATACCTTTTCCTACGAAGACTCGTTTCGTGATTTTTTACAGAGAATTAGTAATCCGGATCTAAATGAATATAACGTGCCAGAGAATCTCGCAGGAACATTGAGAAACTATCAGAAACAAGGATTTAAGTGGATGAAAACGATGGCGAATTTCGGTTTTGGTGGTATTTTGGCTGATGATATGGGACTTGGAAAAACGGTACAAAGCATTGCATACATTTTATCGGAACTCCCGGACATTCGAAAAAGGAAGTTTCCTGTACTAATTGTTTGTCCATCCTCTGTTACGTATAACTGGCTTTCTGAAATAATGAAGTTTTCCCTCGAACTAGAAGCAATTGTCGTTGATGGAAAGAAATCAGATCGAATGGAAATTTTTCATAAAAGAGATCAAGTAGATGTCCTCATAACGAGTTATCCATTATTGCGTAGTGATATCCGAATGTATGAGAAGGAAAAGTTCCATACCATCTTTTTTGATGAAGCACAAATGTTTAAAAATCCCCTAACACAAACCGCTCGTTCTGTAAAAAAACTAGAAGCTGACCATCGTTTTGCATTAACAGGAACCCCAATGGAGAATGCACTTGAGGAACTGTGGGCGATTTTTCATGTTGTTTTTCCGGATTTGTTTTTAGGGTTAAAGGATTATAGTAAATTAACAACAAAACAGATAGCAAGAAGGATTCGACCATTTATGTTACGAAGGGTAAAAGAAGATGTGTTAGACGAATTACCTGAGAAAAAGGAATCTGTACAGTTTTGTGAGTTATACCCGGAACAAAAATCATTATATGCAGCATATTTAGCAAAATTACGACATGATACATTTAAGCATTTAGATAAAGATACGATTCGAAAAAATAGGATTAAAATTCTTGCTGGAATTACTAGATTACGGCAAATTTGCTGTCATCCAGGATTATTTGTTCATAGATATGAGGGGAATTCTGCTAAATTTGATCTGCTTATGGAAATTGTAGCAGATGCAAAACAATCTGGAAGAAGGGTTTTAATTTTTTCTCAATATACAAAGATGTTAGAGCTTATTGGTAAAGAGTTCGTTACTCAAGAAATTCCTTATTTTTACTTAGATGGTCACACTCCCTCAAGCGAAAGAGTAGACTTATGTAATCATTTTAACAAGGGGGAGCGAGACTTTTTTCTAATTTCGTTAAAAGCGGGTGGAACGGGATTAAATTTAACAGGTGCGGATACGGTTATTTTTTATGATAGTTGGTGGAATCCTGCTGTAGAGGAACAAGCTGCTGACCGAGCACATCGTATGGGTCAACAGCATACGGTTCAAGTCTTGAAAATAATAGCCAAAGGAACCATTGAAGAAAAGATGAACGACCTACAGGAAAGAAAGCGTCATTTGATCGAAGAAGTAATTGATCCAGAAGATCGTATGTTGCAAACTTTAACCGATGAAGATATTCGTGACTTACTGAAAATATGA